GGCAAATCATCAAGATCGGGTTCGAGCGAGATATTTTTGCCATACGAAGGCAAAATCCACCAATTCAACCCGCGGCAGAACTGCCCAACAAGCGGAATAACCGTTTGACGGTAAAACGCTTTATTAGCCTCTTGGTAATTTGAATACGTGTTATCGCCAGGAATACCCAGAAGCATCGGTGGGACACCAAATGCCAATGCGATATCACGGGCAACCGAGTTCTTGCCATTGACCCAATCCATATCAGACGGGCTAAGACCAAGCTGCTGCCAATTTAATCCGCCGTCAAACAGCATCGGGCGCCCAGCGTTAGCAGCTCCCGTATAGGATTGCTCCAATTCGCTTTTAAGCCGTGCAAATTGATCTTCGGTAAGGGATGCTGGCCCTTCCTTCGGATCATATACCATAACGCCCGAAGGACGAGCGCCGTTATCAATCAACGCCTTATTCCAAGCCGAAACGCCAGTGTGACCATCAACCGCAAATGCAGCTGGATCAATAGCGCTCATGCCGTAGAAATCATCAACCGGAGAATAATCTTTCATGTGAAAGATTGGCATTTTTTCCGGCCGCGTTGGGTCTACATCAAATTGCTTCTTTCCCGACGCCGTTTGATAAACATATCCTTGAGGCCAACCCCGTTCGCCCGGAATAACTCGCATCCGATCGGGACGGAGAGAATAAAGTTCCTTTGGCTTGGTGTATAAATCAACCCGCTCAATAAAAGCGTTCCCACCTAGCAAAAAATCCGAAAAAACATCTTGCCGAAACGCCACTCCATCTTGCACGGGGTTCGGACGGTTTAACAACGCCATAAGATCAGGGAACTTGCCCGTCTCTGCTTTGTCAGACGCCTTGCCATTATCAATCATAATGGACAAAGGAATGTGAGCTGCTGCTCGAGCCGTTAGCCAAACACACGCATATACAATAATGTTTTGCTGGTAGCCTTCTTGCGCAACCTTGGCAAAATCCCGCTTATTCCAAACAGGTTTACCTAAGCTATAAGCAGCGATTAACGAACCGACCGCGCTTTCTTTGACAGAAAACGGTTGCTGAATAACCGTATCTGTTCGCTTAAATAGGCGATCAAACATTCCCATTTTAGAGGGCCCTAACCCGTGGCTCTGTCGCACGACGAACGGATTCTACCGCGTACCGAAGTGCGTCGATGACATGGTTATTCTTGTCTTCGACCATCGGTAAAACCTCATTTGTGAGTTTGTCTGTCTCATAAGAGTACAGGCTCAACTCGTCTATTGTGTGCTTACAGCTAGGGTGAACCACGATGTCGTAGGATTTTAGAAACTCAATTCCGTCTTCGACAGAACCTTTTCCTTTTTTAGCCGCAACAATGTTAAACCCTTGCCGCTGCATATAGGAAATTGTCTCGGGCCTTGCGCTATCAGCTCGAATTGTAAACTTGCGAGAATCTTCGATTTTATCAAAAAGGGCAGGCGTTTTATCTATCTCGCAACCGATCTGTCGGACTTCTCGATCGATATAAAGCGTACGCCCGTCAACAAAGCATCTGACTAAAACGGTAGGGTCGATTGAGAACCCCCAGTCAGCACCAAACAGGAAATGAACCCCGTATGGCGTGTCAAAATTATCAATACGCCAATTCTTAAACACGCGACCTTCAGAATTGCGCCGATACTTTCCAAGCCAAATGTGCGCGTATTTGTCAGGATCGCGGCGCTTGTCCCATTCCATTTCTTGCCTGAGAACGTCAGGAAAGAACGGGTTATCTTCAAAACCAACTTCCCGAATAATTGAATCTGGGGGTGGTTCACCACCTCTAAACATCGCATCCACGGGATCGGTAGGAAACCGAGGGTTCCAGTTAAACCACAGTTCCGATTTAGGACGACGAACTGTCGGAATCAGAATTTCAAGCGAGTTTTGAGAAACCGTATTGGCTTCCTCAATCCACGCGATCGTTATACCTTCGGTTGACTTGATCGTGTCTGGATTGGTCCGAAGCCCCGCAAATATAAATACGGATTCATTCGGGCCTTTGATTTCCGTGTCTGTCGATTTAAAATGCTCACGCAACCCGCAAGCATCTATTTTATCGTCCAGAAGGCGTTTTACCGATTCACGAATAGATTTCTGAATTTCACGACCACATAGAATGCGTTCATGGCCTAAAGTAGCTCTAAGGACGGCTGCCGTAGCAAACGAGTGAGATTTAGCGCTACCGCGGCCCCCGTAATATGCTTTGTATCTGGACGGCGTGAAAAGCTCTTTAAATGCTTCCGGTATCTGCACCGTCATTTTTCGGGCTCACAAATTCCACCACGACCCGAGATTGAATAGGCCCGCCATCGTTTCCGGCCAATGTCAAAGGAAGAACTTTCCCGAGCAATGAAGAAAAAGCGGATTTTTCAGTTAAAGCCAAATCTTCTAAATAACCGACCAACCCCTTTTGATTAATCCGGTTTCCGGCGTTCTCTGCCGCCTTTAATATGGCTTCTTTGAGTGCGGTTGTGGTTTTGTTAGCGCTGCCGACTGGCCGGCCTTTGCCTTGCTGCTTTTTAAAACCTTCGGGTGCAATTTTTTTCATCGTACTTTACGCAACTTTTGCCGCCGATTTGCGTGCGCGTGCACGCGCGTGGGGATAATAAAAAACCCGCCTATAAACATGGCGGGTCGCAGTAAGATCAGCTTCTATTAATGACTGATAATTAAAGGATATTGATTTGTCAATCAGCTTGTGGATAAGCATTTCAAGCTACCTTCTTTTTAGCGGGGTTTCGAAGCCCGTAATGAGCTGATAACCGTTCAAGTCCAGATATAAGAGCTTGACGCTCAAAATACGCAAAGGGCTCGTCGTAAACGACCACTTGACACACAATCCGATGATCCGCCGCGTGCTGACCCAGTATTTCGTCAGCTTCACGAAATCGCTTAATAGCCGCTAAATCAGCATCGGAAAGCTCTAAAATACCGGACTCACCGCCCCTTAGACTGCTATAATCAATCGCCCGCACATACCGCGTCGGCAACCCAATCAGAATGTCTACAGCCAATCTTTGCGCAGCGTATTTGACCCCAGACTCGTATTGCTCAGGGTCAATTTGTTTTTGAATCAAAGCCAATCCGAGAGGGCTACCCCACCGTGGTTCAATATGTCCGACTCTGATCATGGTTTTAACCCTTTGCATTTGAACCGCTGCCGACTGATCGCGCTGAACGCGTCCATTTGGCTCACGATCCAGACTTTTACGTTTCCGCCCTGCCCTGCTCATGCTGCGTCCTTTCGAAACCGTGCCAGAATTTCATCGACCCGAGCCGGATCAACCGGCTGGTTTTGAGCGGCCTTGCGCTCCGCCTTGATTTTCTGCCGCCGTTCATGCTCTCCGATTTGCCACTTTGCCATCGCTGCCAAAGTTCGATGACGCTTGGCTTCAACCTCGCAAGCCTCACGCACCTCGGAAACCGTCGGCAGGAATTTCGACCGCGACGGAAGGCCATGCACTGGATGCGAGGCCCGATTGATGATTGAGGGCGGGTATTCGCTGAAAACCGCAATCAAGGCTGCGGAATACATTTCGGGGTCGTTCAAATCCGATTTGCGATAAACGCCCGTAATGCGCCTTGTCGCCTGGACTGCTTGCTCAGCTGTTGTTTTTTCTGTCAATGCTTCCGAAAGCATAGCCAGAGCCGCGTTGAGTTCATCCGGTGGCAATAGCTCGCAATTCGATGACGCTTGCACTGTTTCCAAATCCGTCATCACGTCCTTCACGCTCCGCCGCAAAGCGAGACTTGTGCTTTTCAATGGCTGCCATGAGAGGGTTCTCGCCTTTGGCTGATCTGCCTGAGTTTGCATTTTGAGGCTCCGATTTTTGAATTGGTGCGGTTCGGTTGGCGAGGGCTTGCATCACGGCACCCTCGAAATATGCCCATGATTTGATTGATCGAGGGCTTGCGCGTGCCGATGCAGCGCGGATTGCTGGCAGGATGTCCAGTTCCAGATCGCATCCCGCCTCAAGCCAAGCGAGCGGTTTCGACAAAACGAGCAAGCCCGCACTAACCGGACTTAGCGATTTGCTGGCGGCCTCGGTCAATCGGTTTTCGAGATCGTCAAGTTCGGCTTTCGATTTTTTCGAGTTTTCGATTTTAGGCGGCTCAGGATCGGGTTCTGGATTTTCAGAGATCGCGCTTGCGCTCGCGCTATCATCAACATCCTTCTTATCTGACTCTGTCTCTGACTCTGTCTCTGGGGCGTTACACTGCGTTACAAGTGCGTTACATGGTGTTACGTCATCAATTTTAAGCTCATCTGCTTTTTGTTTTTCTGATGCTTGGCGCTCTCTGTAAGCTGCAACACGTGAAGTGCTGTCATCGTCCCTTTTAGGTTGACGGCGTTCCCATCCTGACAATTTATCGCCATCTAGAACTTTACCTTGCATGGCCGACAAAATCGCTTTCACGTCCGTTTCTTCTAAATCTAAAGCCGACGCAACGTCTTCAATATCAAAACTTTTCATCGCACCGCGTTGCTTTGAATTCGCGCTAGCATTGACCATCATAAAATTAAAAACAGCTATGACATCGCCAATTCGTTGACCTGATTTTTTGGCAATCGTTCGCCATTTCGGATCTGTGGGCATGTCATGCCAAAGTCTTACCCAGTCTGTCATGTACCCGCCCTCCCACTAATCCATTCCCTTAATTCAGTCTGTACTGGCCCAAGATAGCTGAGCGTCTGCGAAGCCTCCCTAAGCTGCTCAAGAAGCAAAGCGGCCTCGGACTCGCGAATTTTCTTTGCGCGGACCATAAGGCCGACGGCATCGTTCATTACGAGGATTGAGACGCCTTCGCCTTGAGCCTTTAAGGAGTGCTTTTGCTTCATCCGGCTAAGTCCTTATAAATGGCCTCAATCAGAATACAGACAGCGACGATCAAAGCCGCCACAATCATGCCAGCCATAAAAGCGCGATATTCAATGTCGCTCATGCGGCCCTCCCGAATTTGTCCGTCTCGTTACCCACAACGTCCCAACCGTGCGCGGTTTCGCGTGCGAACAATTCCACACGCGGAACATCGCCATAGAGATCGGTCAGCCAGCCCCGAACGCGCCCCGGCTTGCGGGAATGCTCGCGCCTCGGTGCGTAGAATTCTTTTCGGATATCATGGCGGAGGACTGGCAGACCCCTGCCGCGCTTGAATAGCCATGCTTCTTCGCAGCCGCCGCCCCTGGTATGGTATCCAAGGCCAAAGCAGACACTATCCTCACCGAAAAGATCAGGCGTTTCCGAGCGAGCCTTAAGCCACCGGAAAGCAACTGTGACAAAGCTAAAGCCCCACGCTTGGGCAAGCGTTAGGGCGTCTGGTAGCATCGGATCGTATACCCACATGATGAGGATCGCATTATTCGAGACCTCTACCTTTTCGTCGGTTAGGAACGTAAAAAGATCAGCCGTCCGCGTGGTCTGATAGTGCTTATCCGGCGCGCGATCTAAGCCCGACTCGCGGCTACGCACTTGAAATTGCCACGGCGGGTCGGCATAGATTAGGGAATATGGAACGGTATCACTCATGAGACCGTCCTTATCTTATTCCCGCGCTCATCAATTTCGCCACGGTCAATCATCGCTTGAATCTTACGGACAGCGTGCAATACGGTCGTGTGATCTCGATTGCCAAAATATCGCGCAATTTCAGGGAATGAGCGCAAGGTTTCTGTTTTGCAGCGCCACATGGCAAACTGTCTGGCGAAGACAAAATTGGCCTGCCGACCTTGGCCGATTAGATCGAAAAAACTAATTTGAAATTTTTCTGCGACCTCCTTCTGAATTGGCCTAATTAGCTTTTGTGGAATGGCTATTGCTGCCTCAATTTCAATTTCGTTTTGAGCAGCCATGACGGCGGTAATGGTGGACTCCATTGCGTAAACAAGCTTTGCTATTTCGGCCGTTGAGCGACCTTCGGTAAAATGATGTCGGATAAGCTTTGAAAATTCCTCAGCAATAGAAGGTTTGGTTTCCACTGGCTCAACCGAGATAATTTTCAAAGGCTCAAAAACTGCTTCCTTAACAACAGGCTCTTCCACCACATCCACCGAAGCAGGAACACGAGGCGGGATAATGATCGGTTTGACCGGCCAAAATTTCGCCTTACGCGCTTTGTTAGCCGCGTGGATAGCTGCCAGTGCCGGATTGCTGATCGCGATTTGATAGGACGGTTGCATCATGCGGCTTCCCTCGTTTTAATTTCTGCTCGTTCAAAAGCCTTGCGAGCGTCGTCGATCGATCTCACCAATGCATAATGATGGCTCATCGTTTGCAGCTTGTTCGCAAACTCTTTCTGCACGTCCGACAAGCGACCCGATGGAGTCTTGACCTCCATAAAAAGCGTCTTGCCGCCAGGTGCGATGACCAATAAATCAGGCACGCCCGGCAATGCTCCCGCCGTCTGCATAAGAGCGCCCGCTATCCGATTGGCTTGGTTCATAGGCACTGCCACCGTCTCGCAATCGGGAGCCGCCATGCGCGCCCATTTAACAATAGAGGACTGTATCTCTCGCTCGGTGATCTTCCGGCCATTATCAAGGCCGAAAGCACCGCGTGATTTGCGAGTCTCAAGTTTAAAAGTTGACGTCATACCGCCTCACCTAAAGCTGTCAGATACATTTCAAGCAAGGTGGCTTCTAGCTCGCGCTCGTCTTTGTCTTGGCGACGAAAGAAAATCACTTTCTTAATGATCTTGGGATCAAAGCCGTTGCCCTCGGCCTCTTTGAAAATCTTGGACTTGTCCGAGTTCAAACCGGCAATCTCGGCATTGATGCTCTCAGCTCGCTCGACGTAGGCCCGTAGCTGATCGCCAGCCACGCGGTTATGATTTGCTGGTGCGGTCATACTCAAACCCCCGTCTTTGCCGCTTGCAAAGCGCGTGATTGGAGCCGCTGATTGATATTCAGCAGTCCGCACAACGTCTTTTGATCTTTCGAGATAAACGCAATCATCGCAGAGCCGTCGGGATGCTCAATGCCAAATACAAACTCACCGTCGTAAGCGGTCACAGGCTCATCGGCATTGATGACTGCAATGTAAACCTGCGCTTCTTCGCCATCCAAAAACATCGGTTTATTGTCAGGGTGCATCCGTAAAAATGAACTGGCCTCGGCAATCGACGGACCAGCTTCTACACAATTTAGATCAGCGTTTGTTTTCACCGGATCAGCAAAAGCCGATGTGGATAAAACCAATGCTGCACTTAAGGCTAGGAGGGTATGCTTCATGCTATTCTCCTTTCGGTTGTGCCAATGGCACGGTTAAGAGAGCCTTTGCCTTCGCGAGATACGTTTCGACCTCGCAAAAATCGATTGAAGTATGAGCCACGCCACTTTGAATAAGAACCGTGCGTTCATGCTCTAACCTCTGTATTTCTTGTGATAATTCGGAAATTGCGAGCCTCTGAATTGAGCCGCAAACATCGACGGACAGCTTCTTTAAGCGCCCATTTATCAGATTAAATATCGTGCCCGGAGCAACCTTTGCCCGCCGCGCTACAATCCGAATCGCGTCTGGCACTGTCACGCCAGTGCGAACCTTCTCGCGGGCTAATAGCCCTTCAAGCGTTCTGACGGTGTGAACTTCAATTGATGACATTTTATCATGAATCCGTTGATGCATTTGCTTAATCCCTTGCTGCATTGATGATCGCAGCAGTGGGAGAGGAGCAGTTCAGTGTGAAGTCCGGATGGATAGAACTTGGTAAAGCCGCGGCTCAGGTGTTGGTTGCAGCCAACGACACGAGAAAAAAGGCGTCGGATGCGCGAAAGCACCCGACGAGTCAGTGGGAGGAAACCACGAAGTTTAGTCAAAGCCGAAACGATGACGGGGACTTCGCAACCCCAAAAGGAATCAGATTGATAAAGACCACCCGAACGGGGGAGGCATGACGCCTCCCCCATACCCGAGCGGATAGTGATTTTCGCGGCATCTGAACCCGAACGACTGGGCCCTCCGCACCGCGTTGACGCTAAGCGCAAACCACTTGTTCCGGCCCCGCCACGGGGAACCGTTAGGAATCGCGGAGGCAAGAAACTTGTGTGCGAGGCCATTACGCGGCCTCCTGTCCGCCGCCATCGCAGGGCGGGTAAATGTCGGGCCGCAACTGCTCGCGGGGAATGCCGGTTATGCGCTCTACATCAAGAACGCGCTCGGCGGGAATACCGCGCTTCGACCATTTTGATACAGCGGCGCGTTTAACTCCGGCCTCACGCGCCACGTGAGCCGAAAGGCCGCGCTCGGAAATTAAAAGCTTTCGAAATCGTGTTTCCATACCCCGTGTATCTCATATGGAAACACAAAGGTCAATGAGAATTTTTGAAAAAATTCCATTGTAGATGCATTCTCTTAATTTTTGATTTTGTAAACTGGCACCATGAACAGGTCCAACGATAAAAATTTTTTGAAATGGTATATTCGCGAATGGCGCGAACATAAAGGTTTGACTCAAGACCGATTGGCGGAATTGCTTGACACAAATAGAGGTCAAATTTCCAAACTTGAACGCGGCGAATTAAGAATGAACGATACTTGGATCAAAGGCATATCAAGCGCCCTTCAAATTTCACCAGCCGATCTATTGATAGAACCAGCCCAAAAAAGAATCGCAATAATTTTGGATGGGCTTCTCGAAATTGAAATTATTGAAATACATAAATATTTTGATTTTTTAAAAAGCAAGCGAGTAGCTTAATTTTTTTTGCAAAAAAAGTTTCTAAATGAGAAACATTCCGATTGACATGCCTGTTTCCATATGAGATACATCCCCCATCGCAACGACGCGGTGGGAGATTTGAGATGGACACCGAACCCGAATTCCAGACGGGCAACACAACGGCCAATTTGTTTGCCGATATGCTCACGCGACCAGCTAAGCCCGTTGCCCTTGTCGAAACGCAAGGCATAAAGCTTTCCGCATATCAGCGCTTTGTACAGGCTGATTTTTATCAGGTCATTGTTACCCCGGTTCACATGGACGCCTATTCATGGGATGTGTCGAGCCGGGATACAGTCATCAAGGATGTCGCCTTCGATTGTCCTCAATATACCTTTATCATCATCAAAGCCAACCTGAAGGATGGCACGATAAAGGATGTAACTCGCGAAATTCTTGAGTGCGCGGTCGAGAAGGCTGAAGAGCACCACGGCTATGTGTCCGGCAACCTCGCCAAGGCCGCATGGCAGGAAAACATATCTTTCCGCGAACAGGACGACGCACCGAGCCGCGACCCGAACGACGAGCACCGCCTGACGGCTCGCGAACTTGGCGTAGGGGCTGCAGCATGACCCGAGCAATTGCCACACCACAAACGCTCGCTGATTTTATCGAAGCGCACGGGTTTACATCCGAAGACGACATTATCATTCGCGGTATTGAACATTTCACACCGTCAAGCGTGGTATTGTTTTTGACCGCCGCGCTTGAGTTGGTTGACCGCCGGTTACAGGCCGCAGAATGGGCTGCAAAGATGATTGCAGACGACCAGCGCCGCACCCATCGCCGCGTCTCGGAAATCGAGCGCCTTATTAAAACCCTCAAGACAAAGCGCCTTGAGATTGAAAAGCTGAAAAGGGCTGCATGATGACAATGCACACTTACGAATGGTGGCGCAATGCCACCGAAAAAAGCGTTATTGGTCCGATCCACGAAGGCGAGCCACAGTGCGGTTATTATCGTTACCGGAACCAGCCGCTTGCGATCTGGTACGATAAGGAATTTGGCCTTATTGCCGCGATTAAAGGCGAAGACGTCAATCCCTATGACGTCTGGACATTCGCTTGCAAAAATCCGGTAAAATACGATATTTTTAAAGCGGTTTTTGACGGCGCGAAATGGCCTGATGAAATTGAAGACGTGTTCACCGGCAACAATGGCGCACCCGAGCACGAAGCGATTGCGGATGAAATTGACGTTGTAAAATCTTCATACAACGCATGGCTTGAAAGCATCAAAGGCAAAATCGAAACGCAAGAGCAAGCGGATAAAGCCGCGACTTATGCCGAGACATTTGCAAAACTTGAGAAGAAAGCCACCGGCATTCACAAGGTCGAAAAGGAACCCCACCTCGAAGCCGGTCGCAAAGTTGATGCAACGTGGAAACCAATCATTGCCAAGGCTGATGATTACAAGAAAGATGTCAAAGGCGACATTACGTCTTGGATGCGAACAGAAGAAGCCAGGCGCCGCGCTCTTGCAGAAGAAGCCGCGCAAAAGGCCCGTGAGGAAGCGGAGCAAATTGCAAAGGAAGCCGCTGCAAAAGGCGTTGAGGCCGTTGCGCCGGTTATTGTTCAAACAGTTGAGACAGCACCGGTTCGTGCCGGTAACAGTGCTCGAACAGTTTCAATGCGTTCTTATGACGTGATTGAGATTGTCGATATTAAGGCCGCCGCTGCACACATCGCGGCGTTGCCAAACATTCCAACAGAATTTGTCGAAGTGATTGAGAAGATCGCAACCCGTCTTTTGAAGGCGGGGGCAGATATTCCAGGCGCAAAACTTAACAAAGAAATGAGGGCCGCATAATGAGCAACGTAACGGTATTGAACGAGGCGCGAGCGCCTATGACTTCAGGCGGTCAGGTTATGGCGATTGTGCCGCAATCCTATGATGACGTATGGCGAATTGCTTCGGCAATTTGTAAGGCTGGCATGGCACCAAAGGGCCTTGATACGGTCGAAAAAGCATCTATTGCGATTATGCAGGGCATGGAAGTCGGCATGAAGCCGTTGCAAGCATTGCAGCGCATTGCGGTGGTAAACGGACGCCCGACAATATGGGGAGACGGCGCTATCGGATTGGTACGCGGTTCCGGCCTTTGCGATTATGTCAAAGAACGGATCGAAGGAAAGGGCGATGATCGGGTAGCGATTTGCGAGGCAAAGCGTCGTGGTGAATCCGATCCTATTATTCGATCTTTTTCAGTCAATGACGCCAAAAAAGCGGGCCTTTGGAATAAGGGCGGACCGTGGACGCAATACCCAGAGCGAATGCTTCAAATGCGGGCCCGAGCTTTTGCCTTGCGTGACCTATTTGCAGACGTGCTAGGCGGCATGTATTTGCCTGAGGAAATTGAAGACGCACGGGGCGATGATTATGCGCCACAAGTGCAGGCAGAACCGGCAAAATTACGTGTTGCGCCACCACCTCCGCCGCCCGTCGATGATGTGCCTTCGCATATGGCAGACGATGTTGATCAAGCTGACATGGTTACATGGGACGAAGAGACTGGTGAAATTGAAGACACGTCCGCGATTGAAGATCGTATTCGGTCAGAGGCTTTGGAATCCGCTCATGAAGGCATGGCTTCACTTGAGAAATGGTTCAAAGGTTTAACGAAGCCTGAGAAGCAATTTGCAAAGCCAATCGTTGACCAGCTTAAAGCAACAGCGCAACAGGCAGACGGGCGCCGAGCAAATGTTGTCGATGACGATTTACTGGCGGCAGGGTAAGCTATGAGCGCTCCCCTGCAATTCCGGTGGGACGGTGAAAGCCTAATTCCTCTACGCCCTAGACAAGCCGATAGAGCCTATACGGTCGGACAAGTCTACACGCTAGAGGAAATCAAGCCGCGCTCACTTGTCACTCACCGGCATTACTTTGCCACGCTGCACGAGCTTTGGCAGAACTTGCCAGAGGAACAAGCAGATCGGTTTCCATCCGAGGAGCATTTCCGAAAGCACTGTCTCATCATGACAGGGTATCGGGACGAACGCTCGCTTGTGGCATCGTCAAAAGCCGAAGCGCAAAGGATCGCGGCTTTTATCAAGCCAGCGGATGACACGTCAATCGTGACGATCCGCGATGCTGTAGTGCGTGTCTGGACGGCAAAGAGTCAGTCCGTGAAGGCAATGGGTGCAAAGGAATTTCAGCAAAGCAAACAGGACGTTCTGGACTATGCCGCAACGCTTGTTGGCGTGTCTGTCCCCGAAGCTGAAAAGAACGCATTGGAGGCCGCATAATGTATCAACTTCTTGATCTTTTCAGCGGCATTGGCGGCTTCTCGCTTGGCCTTGAACGCAGTGGCGCATTTAAAACCGTCGCTTTCTGCGAGATCGACAAAAAGGCTCAAAAGGTCCTTCGCAAGCATTGGCCGGATGTGCCGATTTTCGATGACGTTACCACCTTAACCGCCGGGGTGTTGAATGACCGAGGCATTACAATTGACGCTATTTGCGGCGGATTCCCCTGTCAGGACATCTCCGTTGC